GAATCATGATCTTTTCTTTTTCGGTGAATTGATGAAACAAAGATAAATGACTTTCAGGAATTAGCAATACCTTTTACAATCTTTTTTCAAATATTTTTTCTTGTAATAAAAAAAGCCGCATCGACATTGCATCGACGCGGCTACTGTTAACCGATTACTTTTCTTTCACTCGCAACTACCGCGCCGAAAATGCGCGGAACTGCCCGTCAATGTCCATTTGAACGGTGCCTGATTCGGCGTAAAGCGTGACCCACTGCCCGCCGGGAATTTCAGCAGTCCAAACGCCGCTTTCAAGTTGGAAAACCTTTGCCGGGTAAACTTCCGGCGATTGGCCGGGCATTTCAATCAAAACTTGCCCGCAAAAATTCAAAGTAACTTGCGTCTGGCAGGAATTGAAGCAGGCTGTAACCCCCTGATTGCCGATAGCAACGTTTTTGGCCGTGTGTTGGCGCATCGGTTCAGCCATCAATTCAGCGTGAACATTGAAGCAGTTTTCGTTGAAGGTTTGGCCCGTTTGGCCGGATGCGCTTTGGCAGGACGTTGCCAGGGCGGCAACAATGGAAATAAGAAATAATAAAACTTTCATTCGTTTGAAAAATTTGGTTTGAAAATATTTAGGGGGCAGGATTGAAATTCAAAAACTATGCCTATTCAAAATTTGGATTCAAAAATTGTCCATCTCTCCCGCATCCGCCGCACAAAGCAACTTTGCCCGTTCGTATTGTTCCCGCCATTCTTTCAAAGTGCGGGGTTTTGGCTTTACGGTTCGGATTCGCGGGGCGGGCGGGTTAAAGTGTTTTTGTGCAGCCATTTTGAAGGAAGTTTATAAAATCATCGGTTGACCGGCATTCAAAATAAATGCCGCCCGCCCGCTCGATTTCAAATTGCCGTTTCTTTTGGTCATCGCTCAATTTATCCCTCCCGGCCTTTACCTCAATTGCGATAAACCGGCCCCTGTAAATCATAATCACATCAGGAAGCCCCTTTTCGGTGTTTCCTTTCCTGTGTATGCCCTTCGCCTGATCCCATACACCGACGTTATTCACTCGGTAGGCTACGCAACCCGTTTGGAAGTTTGCAAGGCGCAAAACGTTGCGGGTGATCTGGTTGGCAGTTTCCGGTTTTTTTTGGACTGGCATATCACATCGTTTCAATTTGTTCAACCACGTCGAAAAGTTCAAGCGGACGCGACTGCAAAAACCGCTTTTCGGCTTCTTTGCAGTTTAAAACTGCCTGCTTGAAATACGATTCTTTCAGTTCAATCCCAATAGCCTTACGGCCCATCGAAACGGGAGAAAAAACTTCGCTTCCCACGCCCATGAAAGGGGTCAAAACAACTTCGCCGGGATTGCTCCAAAGGTCAACGCAACGATCAATAACATCCAACTGGAGAGGATGCACGTGTTTTTCATCGTCTTCATCTTTTGCATCGCGGAACGGCAAAACGTTGTTGATTCTAACATCGTCCCAAACCGATGAGGCGTAACGCTGCCAAACGATGTGAGAAAACTTGTTCCCGTAGGGGTCTTCATGCCCCTCCCATTTCTTTTTGAACGCCTCAAAACTTGCCCACATATACGCCTCGTGGAATGCCTCAAAGTCTTTGTACTGACCTTCAAAGTCTTTCATCGGAAGCCCGAAAGCGGAAAGGTGTTCGGTCAAAAGCGGCGTGTCCCCTGCGTAGTGCGTAAGCCCGAACGGATGTGTAACGTGGCGTTCGCGTTCACCTTTGCGCTCAAACACAAGAACTTGGTCCGGCATGGCCGTAAAACACTTGGTTGAATCTTCAACGATGTTCATGTGCATCAGGCTGCGAACCATCGTCCGCATACGCACCTTCAAAGGCTCTTTCCAAACAGTAATCCGGTTTTTGAAATTGAATCCGTGCTTTTCATGCAACCGGATAATTTCATGCGGGAAATCCCACATATTTTCCGTTTTGCTGTCGATGATGTCGGTACAGTGTACGGCGTTGATACAGCCTGGCTTTGTAACGCGGGCAAGTTCCGCAATCAAAAATTCGTATTGCTCCAAAAACTGTTCCTTGCTTTCGCAGTTGGAAAAGTCATTTTCCGAACTTGTGTACTGATACAACCCCGCAAAAGGCGGAGAATAGACAACGAGATCGACAGACTTTTCAGGAAGTGTCGGAAGGACATACATACAATCGCTGTTGTACAGTGCGTAGTTATCGGTAATAAGTTGTTCTTTGACCTGCATTTTATTCGTTTTTAAATGAATTTCGGAAGGAAAATTTGTTTGTCAAATTTGGCTTTTGCGGCCAAAAAATCTCGATTGATGTTTGCATTCAGGCGGGTAAAAAGTTCGTCAGCTTTTTTTGCTTTTGCCTCAAGGGCTTGAATTTGCCGGACTTGCCCGTCAGATGAAACACGGTCGACGTAAACAGGACGCATTTGCCCAAAGCGGTGAAAACGGCGTTTCGCCTGATAATACTGCTCATAAGAAAACCCCGGGAAAAAAACGGTATGGTTGCAGTGTTGCCAGTTCAGCCCAAATGCTGTAATGCGGGGCTTGGTAATCAACTTTTTAATTTCGCCTCGCGAAAATGCCAAAAGGATTTCTTCCTTCCTTTCGAGTTTCATTGACCCCTTAATCTGAACAGCCCCGGGGTAAATTTTTTCAAGCAAATCCGCTTCCGGGTTGAGGTTGCACCAAAAAACTGAAAAGTCGTGCTCTTTTGCAAGGTCGGCGGCATATTCGCAGCGCTGTTCAACCGTTGCCCGGGTTTCCGCCTTAATTTCCGGCATGGTGCGAGCAACGCGGTTAAACATCTCAAATTGCCCGTTTACGCAAAGCGGCGTGTCGTTTTTCACAGTGTGGTCGCGCTCAATCAATTCCGGCAAAATATGCCGGGCGTCACTAAAACCAAGATCGGACGGCTTGCGGGCGCTGATTGACCAACTGGAAACCCATTCAAAAAATGCAGTTTCGGCGTGTCCTTTAAGCCGCCACTTCACCCCGATGCCTTGCGGGCTTATCGTATCCTCATTGTTTTTGAAAAACTTGGTGAGCATATCCATGTAGCCCATGTAGCCCAATGCCTCGCTACTCGTACCAAGTTCGATAAAATCGTTCGGTGAAGGGGTGGCAGTCGCCAAAAAACGGTACGGTACTTTTTTCAGGAAGTTGGTGACGTCTGCCCGTGTTTGGCCTTCTGCATCCTTCAAAATACTGCTTTCGTCGCAGATGACACACGAAAAGTCTGCCGGGTCAAGATGGTGCAATCGTTCGTAATTGCAAAGGATAATTTTCCCTGAAAACTTCCCGTCTCTTGTATGCTCAACATCATCAATGCCGAATTTTTCGGCCTCTGAAATGAACTGAAACGCAACTGCCAACGGGGTCAGGATCAAAACGGGCTTGTTTGTGTACCGGACGTAATTGGCGGCAATGACCAATTCAATCAGGGTTTTACCAAGTCCGGTGTCAAAAAACAGCGCTTGCCTCCCTTTTCTGATTGCGTGTTCCGCGCCGTAACGCTGGAAATCAAACATACCATCGGGAAGCCACAACGGCTCAATGCCGTGATTTTGGCCGGAATGGCGTTTGCTTTCCAGAAAATTCAGGTATTCTTTCATGTGTTCGACATTTAAAAACGCAGCCCGCCCCGGTAGAAAAGTCGTCGAACACATCAGGAGGCGGAGCAGGGCTGCAAAGTTCTTGTAAACTCGTGTTCGACGTGACAAAGATAATTGCGTTTTATTTATTTGCAATACCTTTTGCAATATATTTTTTTGTCTCATTCAATAGCCCAGCGTTTCCGCACTCCACCAACTCACCCCGGAGTACCATTTCGGCAAACACCTTTTCTGCTTCCGCATCCGTGCAGGACATTGCCCGCTTTATCGCGGTTACAAAGGTCATTTTTACCGCTTGCCCGATTTTGGAAAGGTTCGGCGGGGCTGGTGAGGTGGCAGGTTTGCGGGTAGTGGGTTTCATTTAAAAAAGCGTGTCTGATTCTCATTAACCGGATCGTTTACTGACTTTTTGCCGCTCCCAATCCTGAACACGCCCGGCTTTACCCTTTCGAGCATTCCGGCGTTCACCATGCGCGAAAGTCGGTCGCCGATGTGCTTATCAGCATTGCAGTAATATTTCCTGCCGTCAAGCGCAACTATATCCGCTTTTGTTGCGGCGCCTTTGGATTGGATGAAATTGTATATTTTGCGTTGGTCGGGTGTCATTGTATATGGATTAAAATGTGCGAAATAACATCAACTACCCATCCATTGCCCATGCAGCGGTAACGTTGCGAATCAGAAACAACGGATGTGTACCCATCCGGCAAAGTAAAAAGGCGTTCTACTTCAACCGGGGTTAAGCGGCGGTATTTCCCGGTTATTTCAGTGCTAAAAAATTCAATTACATTAGTTTGACCCGTGTCAATACAGTATGTTTTTCCTCCATCTTTTGACAAGTGTCCGATTCCGCCTTTTCCGGTTTTTGATGAACGAGGCATCATATTGTGTACCCTCAAATTTGGCGTTTGTTCAATAAAAATCAAATCCATATCGGAATGATTGCCGGCGGAATTTCCGCCGGCGGTAAAACATCCGGATTTATTTTGATTTGGCGAAACACGCCCATCAACGTCAATTTTAACTAACGTCGTTCCGCTATCTAAATTCATCCTTCCTGAATTGCTGCGCGTCGTTGCCGTTCCGCTTTTTTCCGTGTCAATGCAAGGCTTTGAAAAATTACCATTCATCCTTCTTGCAAGTCTATTTAATGCACTTTCGCTCAAATAGTATTTCTTGTCCACCTCTTCAACAGGCTGCAAAATGTCTTTCAATAAAATTCCCCTATCTTTCGGTTGCGGGATCATTGAAACAATGTCTCCAAAAAGATTGAAAGGTTGCGCTTTTATGTTTGTCCAAAACAACCGCCTGCGATTTTGTGCAGAAACCAATGCGCCGTTAATTTCAATCGGTTCAACACCCAGATATTTAGAAATTACCATTTGGTACTCCCGTTTCATCGGCACGTTTTCAAGCAGAAAAATAATATCTGGATTTATCTTTTTTGCTTCGTTTAAAATCCTGACATATTCAAAAAATAATGCGCTTCGCGGGTCATCAAAATTTAGCCCTTTGCCCGCAAATGAAAACCCCTGGCATGGAGAGCCGCCAATCAACAAATCTATTTTTGGCAAATCGGCAGCGTGAACGCCGCAAACGTCGCCAATGTGCTGAATTTCCGGCCAATTAGCCTTAGATACCTGTATGGCGAATTTGTCTATTTCGGATGCAAAGTAGTTTTCTACTTCAATTCCAGCACGTTGCAGGGCAAGCCTACCGCAACTGATTCCGTCGAAAAGGGATAATACATTCATATCAAAACCTTTATTTCTTTTCCGCTTACGTCGTATTTCCCTTTGCGAAATTCGCTTTCGACACGGTAGCGGGTCTTTTCATAAATGTAAAAGGCAACCTTTTCGGCAATTCCTGCCCGTTGGATTTCATCGGAAACAAACTTTGATTTTACCGGATAGCAAATGATACCGGCGTCGCTGATTTCAACCGTGTTTGCACGGTAGTTATCACGGCCAAAATCGCGGGATGCGCGGACGGCTTCGAGTAAGCGGGTTGTTGTTTCGGGAAGATTCATTTTACTTGCTTGATTGATTCTGCAATGGTTTTAAGCATTTCGGCAACTTCCGGACTTTTGCCTTTTACCGTTCAGACATTTTTTCAATTTTTCGAGCCGCCAGCCGAATGCGAAAAGAATAGTATTTGTCCCGTATCCAGCACCACAAAAATACAAACGGTGCAAAAGCGACGGCAGGGGCAAACACGACAAGGCATAGGAAAATCATTGCCGCGCCTTTTGCGGGTGAAAAAAGGTTCATCGGGTGAGAATCCCGAACTTTTTTCATTACATCGTTTGAGGTGAGAAGATAAGCGCCGAGCGCCCAAAGTGCGAAAAGTGTTGTGAGTATCATTGTATAATTTGATTGAATTTTAAAACGGTACATCCTCCGAACGACCGGCCCCGGCAGGCAGCGCCGTGCTACTTGTAACCGGGAACTGCCCGGCAAATTCGTCTGCATCGTAAAAGCCTTTTACCGGGTCAAACTTGCACTTTGCCTGTGCCTTGCCGGTATCCCGGCCTTTTACATTTGTAACGTCTGCGTCGTCGTCCTCAAATTCGCTTATTTCGCCTTCTTTCAAAACCTCGTTTGGCCGGTGCAGGATGTGTACAAATTCGGCGTCTTGCGCAAAGTTGGCGCAATCCTTAATGTCGTACAATCCGCCGCGCCGGTCTGAGTATTTCATTACCTCCTGTTTCAATTGCGCCAAAACCATGATCGGGATTTTCAATTCAAGGGCAAGCGCCCGGAATTCCGCCGATACTTCGCCGAGTTCGTAATTTCTTGCGCCTTTGTAACTGGGTATGTTCAGCAGTTGCGCGTAATCAATCAGGGCAAATTGAATGCCCCGGTCGTTCCAGTCATGCCGGATTGCAGAAAGCACGGCGGGCAACGTTCGCCCCGGATTGACCGATTTAATGCCCATTTTTTTAACCCGCTCCCATGCCTCTACCCTTGCCAGATTTACCGCTTCATTGCTGCGAAGGTCGCGCCGGAAAAATTCGCCCGCCGTCATTTGCCAGAGCCTTTTTTGCACCATCGCGGGGGACATTTCAAGGTTTACATAGCAGGAAGGAACGCCATGTTTTGCGTTATGGAAAATGGTGTTCAGGCCATAGTAAGACTTCCCGATGCCAGACAGCGCCGCAACAACTATGTACGACCCCGGAGGGTAGTCCGGCGTCAAATCGCGCATCTTTTTCAAATGTGGTTTAACCGGGTATTCGTACACCTTTCCGTCCAATGCCGCCAAAAGTTCGCTTTCAAATTCTGCCGTTCCATCACTGCCAACCGCCCGCGCCGTTGCGCCTTTTTCGCGCCGGTAGTTTGCGGAAAGAATTTGTATTTCTTCGGAAGTCTTGCCCTGCATTATCCAGCCGCTTACAAAGTCGGCTATTTGAACCTCCACAAACTGCCCGTATATCACCCGGAAGTATTCAAACGCATCCGGAAGGGAAATTTCCGCATCGCGTTGGGCCATGCCGGTAAGTGTTTCTGTTTCGGTGCCGATAACCGCCGCAACGGTATGTGCGCTGTATCGCCGATCTGTGCGAAATTGCGATTGGCATACGCCAATAACTTTCCCGGCAAACGTATCGCCCAACATTGGCGGACAAACGTCGCTGTCGATGCGGTAGAAGTTGTAAGGCTCTGCAATGCACCTGCAAGCAAGCGTTTCCAGTGCGTTATCGTATTGCGCCCAAATGCCAAGTTTGCCCGCTGTGGGCGATTTTGGGTCGTTGTACGGCTTTGTCATTCCCATGTCGCAAAGTTTTGGCTTTTTACTTTTTCATTAAACGCCCGCGCTTCCTTTTCCCATTGGTGTATCTGTTGCCCAAATGCTACCTGTTGGCGGTGTTGTAAGTCGGTGAGGTAGGCGATAGCCCGGCGTAGTTTTGGGTGATCCTTCGGGGCAATAAGTCGGAACATTCCCGGAGCAAATTCCAGCGTTTCACGGTTTACCGTTTTTAGGTTTTGCAGTTCGTCCGGCTGCATAGCCGAAAGGTCAGCCGAAAACCCTACCGTTTCTTGTTCGTGCTGTCGCATTATCGAAATCCAAAAATCTACCTGTTTGCTTTTCATAGTTGGCGGATTTTGGCCGGTTGGCCGGTTGGCGTTGCTGGTTTGGCCTCGTTGGCTTTTCGGCTTTGGATTTCAAACCGGGTGCCGCTCCAGTTCAGAAAATGGCTCCGCAATTGCTTTGGCGTCGTGTATTTTTCGCCCCGGCCTTGCACGTCAATTGCGAAGGCTTCGAGATATTCGGCATAGTTCGCAGACGGGATTTTGCTGGACATGGTGAACGCCTCGCGCATAGCAGTATCCGTTTTCAAGGCTTCAATTTCTTGCGGAACGTTCACCCGCTGCCATTCCCCTATCGGCTCTGTGGTCGGGTAGCCTTTGTGCGGTATGTGGTCGTAAATGGTAACGCCCGGCGTTTCCGGGTCGTGCAATTCTATGGAAAGGGGGGCGGGCGCAACAGGGGGGATAGGTTTTTGTTTTTCGGCTTCTAAGGTAAAGTATTCAGCGGTGGAGGAAAGCGCAGCGTTTTTTTCTTCCTCCTTTAATTCATTACTTAACTCCGTAGGAGTATCATATTTAGTAGTTGGTGTTTCCCCGCTTTCGCTTAAACCGTTTTCGGCTTTACCGTTTTCGGCTAACCATTCTTTGGTATGCTCTGGGCGTTCAAATAGGTTGTAGTCATATCCAGAAAATTGGCCCTTGTCATTTTGGAGCCTTTGCCGCGAAACGTATCCGGCTTGAATCAGGGCGTTTAATGGAGACGTAGTACCGTCGCGCCCGTTTGCGCTTCTCTTTTCAAGGTCTGCCACATTGATTTTCCAGTCATCAGGCAATTGCATGAGATAAGAATGCAGCCCTTTTGCATCCCATTTCAGAGACGGATTTCTAAGACAATGCGTGTCAATCGTGACAAAATCACGGTTCTTTTTCCGGCGATGTATTTGTCCAGCCATTTGGATAAAAAAGAAAACGCCTTTGGGTGCGGGTCGCTCGAACTGGCATTCGGCGAAATTATGCGGCAAGGAAATAAACCGCAAATCCCGCGCCCAAAGGCGCTGTTACACTTTCCTTAAAAACCGCTGCCAGGCGGTGCGACGTTTCGCAGTACAAAGATAAATCCTAATCCTGAAAAAGCAAGGATTTTTGAATCAATTTTTTTTCGTCTTCATCTTGTTTTAGCCTATTTGCCAACCTTTCAATATAAATCAAAAGGTTTTTTTCATAATAACGAATCATTCCCGGCAAACGGATGTCAACAAATTGTACCAAATCTCGCAATTCCTCTTTTGTTTTCCCTTCTTGCGTAAAGTCTGTTTTGATGATATGCGCTTTTGCTTGCTGATAAAGCAGAATCTTTTGCTTTAGCGCGTCAAGTTGCTGTTTTGTCATGATTCAGATTTTTTTAGGTGGTAAACAGCATACCTGCCCGGATGCCCGAACTTTGAAGTAAACTCCACATACCGCGTCTCGATTGCAATTTCCTGCTTTCGCAAGTCTGCAATTCTAGAGCGCAACGCTTCGCAGCCGAACAGCGTTCGTGCGGTCGGGAGGTCAATTTGCCCGTGTTCTTGCAGGTGTGCGAGGATCGCGGCAAGTTGGGACTTTGCTTTGGTGGATGTGTCGGTCATAAGTGAGAAAATTTATAACTGTCGCCTTCCGTAAATTCCCGCTATTCGCGGGGCAATTCGTCAGGCTTTGAGTTAGGCGAAACAAATAGCAGAATAATAATAAACGGCTTCGGCGGCATTTTTGAACGATTTTTTAGCAACCCGTTCGTCTTTAAATGCCTCAAAAGCCATTTCGCAATACTCTGAAAAATTGTCGTCAGATTCAAAATCAATGAATGCCGTGAGGTTTTCAGGCATTACGCTGGCTTCATCCCACCATCCATTGTCGGTTTGGTGGGCGATGCCGAGTTTGTTTAAAAATGTGGCATACCGTCCCGCCCAGTCTTTGCTGCCAAAATCGGCAAGTTTTTCGTCGAGGTAGCGGTGAATGTCAGTTTGAATATCCAAAGCGTCTTTCCACGCCTTTGAACCGCTCCAATGGCTTTCGCTCGAAAGGTCAAACGATTGGAAGTTTTCGGGATTTATACGAATTTCGTTGAGTTCCATTTTAAAAAATTGAAATAGTAAACAAATCGCCTAACAATGCACTCAACGCCAACCCCGCCCAATGCCAACGCTCAAATGCTTAACGGGGCGGGGCTGCGTGAGTGCCAGAGTTATGCGAGAAAATAAATTAAATAGCCGCCCGGACTTTCCTCTGTTTCTATATTACAATTTCTTGCCAACATAATCGCCTTATTTGTTTTCAACAAGCAACAAATTCGCGCGTCCATGCTTTCAACAAATTGGAAGTCTTTAAAAAATCCTTTTTTAAGGCCGATAGTTGTGGCCTTTTTTTCAAACTGCTGTGCTGTCATACAAGGCGACGGTATTTCCGATGGGACACATACGCGGGGTCTGGCGCTTCCTGTCCGACTGTATTTGCAGCCGGAACCCACAACGCGGGGTCGTGGATTGTATTCGACATTTCCACCTCGTCGCCATCCTCGATTATTTCTCCCGCTTTAAGGTAGCGGTATTCTACCCTAATTGCCAATCCTTCCTCAATCCACCCAAAACAATCTATACCATGTTTGCAGTACCACTTAATCCGGTGGGCTTCCCTCGTTACGATGCCCGGAAGCCTGTCGAACGCATCGGCTTCTTCGATCTCACCTGCACTCATATCGTCCATGTCGCGAAGCATAGGCCAGAACTCTTCCTCGTTCCAAACATGGTATTCAGCCCTGCTTGCATAGCGACCCTTTACGTTTTCGAGGGTTATTGATGATTTATCGCATTCGGTCAATTGTCCGATATATTCATCTTGTCCTCTTCCGAATTTTACTTTTATGTCACCCTCTAAAAAGGGGGCGAGGTCAGTAGATTTTAGTTTTTCTTGGCGCAGAGGCTCGCCGCTTTCTTTAAGAAGTTTTGCCAGCACCTTTTCTCTGGCGATTATGGTTTTTTTTAGGCTGGCTATTTCGCCTGCAATCCTTTTTACGTTGTCTTCCATTTTTAGAAAATTTAATGTGATATAATCCGCATAACCCCGCTTTCCCGCCAATATTCCCTAAGCGGTCAAAAGCGGGAAAGCACCAGTTATACGGAAATTAAAGTATTCATAAGTGCATCATCACTGGAATGATGGGATGTGATAAGGCTTTCGTTATTAGCACAAGCCCTGTCAATTTCTTCTACTGATACCGCCTTCCCGCCCTTGTCGTTGAGTATCCAACGCGCGTCTGACGGCATATCTTCATACAGCCACTTCCAATTTCCGAACTTCGCGATAAAGCACATTCCGCGAGATATGTATGCTGCAAGTTTCATTTTTGTTAGTTTTTATAGTGAAAAAATCCGCATACCCCTGCACTGCCTTCCATGCCACCTAAACGTCGCACGTCGGCAGTGCATCAGTTAGCCCCCATGCGACCTGCGGAGCATTGGGATATGATTGTTACTAATTACATTCAGCACCCGCGTGGCGGAGTCGTGCGTCGTTTTTAGGGCGGATGCAATTCGGGCGGACAAGTTGGCCGATTCGGTCAAGTCCTTCACCAAGTAGTCAATTTTTCGTTTCGTGGCCGCGTCGGAGAGATTTACCCCTGCGCTTTTTGCCCCCTCTTGAAGTTCGTGCGCCAGCACCACCCGCCGGGCCTCCACCTCGTTTGCCTCTGCCACTGCTAAGTCCTTCGCCGCTCGCACCTGCTCGCCAAGTTGGTGGCATAGTGTAACCAGCAACCGCGCCTTTTCGGTCAATGTCCAGCCTAATGCCGGGTCTTGCCGCTCCAAATGATTCAATGTCTTATACCACTGCACGATTTCGGAAATGGCTGCAATGGGGTCGCCCGCCGGGGCGATGGTCACGGTGTAGTCACCGTCCGGCAGGGCGCGGAATGCCTCGGCCAGTTCGGGGCGGCCACCGACTACCGCGCCGGTGCGCATGGTGATGGGGTAGGATGT